AAAGATATTGTTACCCATAAATACGTATCGAGGATCCTATGTATTCAACCACCATTTACTTAGTTCAACAAATAATTCGGGTGTTATTGATTGACACCAGTGGTGGATATTTCACAGCGAGGTATGACCCAGTGTACGCAAAAACTTTAACTGTCAACAAGGGCGTGGACAACGTCTTGCTTTTTGAATTTATCAACCAAGATGAAAAACCCGTGAATGTCACAGGCAGCACATTTCGTTTTCGATTGTTGGACCAAGAGGGCAATAGATTGCTGTTAGAAAAAGACATGACTGTACTTAGCGCCACTTTGGGCCGTGTAAAAGTTGTTCTGGACACAGCAGACACCATTGAAATCCTAGCACAACCAGCCAGCTACAGCATTGAACGCACCCAGGGAGACTATGTGCAGGCTGCATTTGTAGATGACAATGCCGGTGCCAGAGGCAATTGTGACATTGTGGATTCAGTGCTGCCACAGTTTATTGCCAGCCAACCAGTCTCAATTCCCACTATAAATGGCAAAAATGCTTGGCCACAACCAGGTCCACAAAGCTGGCCAGACTGGGCGCTTACGCCACAACCCTTGAGCAACAACTATCTCAGCGAATACTACAGCAGTCACATGCCTACCAATGGTGCCAGTTTGACCACAATCAAATATGATCTACTGCACTATACTGGCACACTCAAGGTGCAAGGAGCACAGGACTATGAAGGTATTTGGTATGATGTCACAGAAAATCGCGATTACCTTGATGAGACCGGCTCAGACTACATCAATGTAGTGGGATTTCATCCATTGTTGCGTCTGGCCCTGAACAACAGCCTGGGCTATGGAGCAAGTGCCACGGCCACAGTGGTGGATGGTGTTGTGACTGGTATCTCAGTTACCAATCCAGGCTCAGGTTATTTGGCTGCCCCTTGTGTGCAGATTTTGGGCAACGGTGCCGGCGCCGAAGCTGTGGCTGTACCTTTCTCAGGACCCAGTGGTATTGGTGCCATCACTGTCACAAATGGTGGTTCAGGTTACACCCCTCTGAACTACGGTGGTACCGAAGCACAGGCTGTGACTGTGCTGATCACAACTGGCTACGTTACCAATATCTTTTATCGTTAAGCATTGTATTTGCCTGGCAAATCTGCTATACTGTATAGATGCTTGACATCCTAAGTTACCTGCCTGCGAAAAAGAAACAAACACCTTCGGGTTGGTTGAGTTTCAATGCAGTGTGTTGCCAGCACAATGGATCAACACAGGACCGCCGAGGGCGTGGCGGACTCAAAGCCACGGATCAAGGTTGGAGTTATCACTGTTTCAACTGCTCATACACAGCCAGTTTTATTCTGGGTCGCAGTGTGACTTTCAAAACACGCCGACTGTTGTCTTGGTTGGGTGTACCAGACAACGAAATAGAGATGTTGAACTTAGAAAGTCTGCGTCATAAAAACATACATGGCATATTGAGCGAACGGCAACAAGTTTGGAATGCCATCAGTGACATACGGTTTGAAGAGTTTGACGACTTACCACCATTTGCAGAACTAGTTACACCCGAGCATAACATTCAATGGAACTACTTGCGTATTAGACATGTGCCCGAAGATTTTCCAGTGCTCACAGCCATACAGAACGATGGTATTCACTGGACTAGACCACAGGTCATCGTACCATTTACCTACAACAATGTCATGGTGGGATTCACTGCCAGGATGCTGGATGGAAAACAGCCCAAGTTCATCAGTCACAGTCAACCCGGCTATGTGTTTGGCACAGACCTACAGCATGACGACTGGCAGCATGTCATAGTCACAGAAGGCATATTTGATGCACTGTCAATTGGCGGCTTGGCTGTGATGCACAACACCATAAGTGATCTACAAGCCAGGCTTATCCGCAGTCTTGGTAGAGAAGTCACAGTGGTGCCGGATCAAGATCAGGCCGGTGTCGAATTGATTGACCGTGCAGTGGAACTGGGGTGGGCGGTGAGCATACCCAACTGGCCTGCAGGCTGCAAAGACATCAATGATGCAGTTATAAAGTTGGGTCGACTGGGAGCTTTGCTAACTATAATGCAATCGCGAGAGACCAGTAAGATCAAAATTGAACTAAGGAAAAAAGCACTTGTCAAACGATTTAAATCTTAAAGAATTTTACGACCAGAATCCTTTTCCTGGGCCGTACACTTTGGCACAACTAACATACGGCGATACCCTGCCTAACCGGTACCTGACACAGATAGATCAGTATCTTGACCATGGACAAACAGTGTTGGACATTGGCTGTGGCACAGGCGTGGTGAGTAACTTATTTGCCAAGAGATATCGCAGTGATTTTTTAGGTATAGATTTTTCAACAGCCGCAGATTATGCGCAACAATTTGCCACGGAGAATGGCATAACAAATGCTCGTTTTGTCAAACAAGATTTTTTTGAATACACATCGTCACAAACATTTGATGTGGTAATTTGTCAAAGCGTGATCACGCACATTGCAGATGACATTACTGCCATGCGCCGGATAAATTCACTCATGCACCCAGGATCGATCTTGTTGATTGGTGTGTACAACAACTGGGGCAATTGGGCCAAAAAAACATGGCCATCAAAAGGCAACAGCAGGTTGTGCCTGGATCAATACCAGTGCCCGTTTGAAGTTGCACATTCGCATCAGCAAGTGTTGCAGTTATGCCATGGAATGCAAATGTTGTCAGTTATTCCGTCTGTGAATAATCGTTTGGTGGCACTTTGTTCGTTGTTCAACCGAATCAATGGTGGACTTGCCCTGTATGCTTTTGAGAAAAAATGATTGATCAAATACGCCAGGACATATGGACATGGTTGACTGATTATGTAGAAGTCAATCATAAATTCTATGACTACAAATTTCCACCCTGTCCCTATGCCCGTGGTGCAAGGCTTCGTGGGCTGGTAGATGTCCGTGTGTATGAACAAGGCAGCGCCATTGAATTTATTCAAGCCGAAATAGCTGACTTGATTGCAGAATCCAAGTACAATGTACGTATACTTGTGTTGCCACCACGAGCACGATGGGACTGGAGAATCAGCAGATTTGTTAATCGTCTGAATCAACGCATCATTGCCGATGATTTTTATGCGCAATATGGCACAGCGAATCACACAATCAGTCGCTACCCTGGATGGTTCAATTGGGGTGCTTACAGCATTGTAATTGTAAACCGATTGAGTGATGTATTAGATGGACACCGTGCATTGACATCTACTGAGTATTATCGACCCTGGGCTAAATCACATTATGATGCAGTGGTCACACGTAGACAACACATGTATGAAAAACACAAGAAACACAAGGAAAATTAATGCTCAAAGATTACAGCGTTGACGTACAGCGATTGTTTTTGGAAATGATGCTGGAAGATGCACAGAGTTATGTGCGTGTACAAAACATCTACAATCCACAAAACTTTGATAAGAGTTTGAGGCCCGCAGCCGAATTCATCAAAGAACATTCGGACAAGTTCAAGACCATGCCTGAACGTATTCAAATAGCCGCTGCCACAAGCATAAAATTACAAGAAGTTCCAGACTTAAACGAAGGACACTTTGAGTGGTTCATGTCAGAGTTTGAACAGTTTACAAAACGCCAGGAACTGGAACGTGCTATTTTAAAAGCCGCAGACATGTTAGAAAAAGGTGACTTTGAGCCTGTAGAAAAACTCATAAAAGATGCAGTGCAGATCAGCCTGACCAAAGACATGGGCACAGACTACTTTGCTGATCCCAGAAGTCGAATTGAAAAATATTTCAATTCTGGTGGACAGGTGTCAACTGGTTGGCCACAAATGGATCGTCTGCTGTATGGTGGATTCAGTAGAGGTGAACTCAACATCTTTGCAGGTGGATCAGGTTCAGGCAAGAGTCTTGTAATGATGAACATTGCACTTAACTGGTTGCAGGCCGGACTCAGTGGTGTGTATATCACGCTGGAACTATCAGAAGAACTTACTAGTTTGCGCACAGATGCCATGCTTACCAACATGAGCACAAAAGAAATACGCAAGGACATGGACACCACTGAACTCAAAGTCAAGTTAGTGGCCAAAAAGTCAGGCAACTATCAGGTCAAAGGTTTGCCAGCGCAAAGCAACATCAATGACATACGTGCGTACTTGAAAGAGTATCAGATACAGACAGGCCGACGTGTGGACTTTGTGATGATTGACTATTTGGATTTGTTGATGCCGGTGAGTGCCAAGGTATCGCCCAATGACTTGTTTGTAAAAGACAAGTATGTGTCAGAAGAACTGCGTAATTTGGCCAAGGAACTGGGTATACTCATGGTCACTGCGTCACAGTTGAATAGGTCTGCAGTGGAAGAAGTAGAATTTGATCACAGCCATATATCAGGTGGTATATCTAAAATCAACACAGCAGACAACGTGTTTGGTATCTTTACCAGCCGGGCTATGAAAGAGCGTGGCAAGTATCAGATACAGTGTATGAAGTCTCGAAGCTCGACCGGCGTTGGTCAAAAAATTGATTTGGAGTACAACATTGAAACCATGCGCATTACTGACGAAGGCGGAGAAGATGGAGATACTTATTCAAAGAAACCCTCAACATCCATCATGGACTCGATCAAAGCCCGCAGTCAAGTTGCCCCGACTGCTGACAGTACGGATACCCCACCATGGTCGAGCCCGACCCAGTAGATACAGCCAAG